ACTAGGCCCTGAGCCTCGCATACGATTTCTTCTTGCAAAGTCAGGATCATTTAGCAACCTTTGTCGTAACTTTTCAGACATTCCCGGATCAAACCCATAATCACGCATTGCTAAACCACGTAATCTCATTTCAAGCCTATCACCATAGTCTTCAATCCCAGTTAAAAACTCGTCTAGTTTCATAGCATCATACTCTGGGGGTAAAGTATCATCATCTCCCAAAGGTGGGGAATCCGTATCATCACCATCTCCCGGAGGTCTTCTTCCTCTTGAAGGATCTACAACTCTTTCTAGATCAAAAACATCATCTTCATCATCGCCAAATAATGCTTCTTCCTCAACTTCTTCCTGATCAGAATCAAAAATATCTGTACGCCTAGTATTCTTAGCAGTATTTCTAGCATCAATATCTTCCGGCTTATTTTTCTGTGACTGAGCTGCACGAGGACCAACATCAAACTCAGGAATATTTAATCTTTCTGCAACCTCTTTATCAGTCAAACCTTGTTGTTTTAAATCATAAACTTGATCATCTAACTCAGGATTAAGATCCATGCCTTTACTTGCAAAGCGCCAATCGTCTATTTCCTTCTTTCTAGGAACATAATCAGGGTCAGTCATATCATTAATAACTGCAGAGCTAATCATGTCCTTACCATAAGGCATGCCTCTTCTCTCTCTTGTTTCATCAAGGACATTGCCAAAGTTATTTACTCTATTAAATATGTAATCATCACTTGGGACATTTGACGAGAGATCGTATGTTTTTATAAGCTGCTCAAGGTCTTCCTCAGTATCAGCCAGTACAACCGTAGCAGGATCATTTGGTTTCCCTTTAGGATCAATAGCTGCTTTTAATCTTTCATCAAGCTTAGCTGTAGCTACAAGCATCTCACGAGCTTGCTCTTTAGTAACCAAAGTTCCGTCAGGATTAACTGCTCCAATTACCGTACCAGTTTCCATAATATCAGGATCATTTAATGCCTCATAAGGTTCATCTGGGCCATTAGCAATACTTAAAAGCACAGTTTGCATAACATTGTTAGTTACCCTAAGATCATCTACCTGCTTCTGATTAAATGTCATTGAGGATGCAGGAATAAAATCTGGATCGTCACTATCTTTTAGTCCCCACAATTCAAAAGAACTCTTACCGCTAGTTAGTTCACTCTCAGGCCAATAATTTGTTTCCATCAAAGTATGCGCAAGGCTACGTTGTATAACTTCTTCAGGAGTCATATTCTCAGCTTCAGCAATATCTACAACCTGACCCATTATGGCATCAATGCCCCTCCTAGGATCGTCTGCGTCTCTATCTGTTTGGCGCAGTAACTCATCCCATAGTGTAAGCGTCTCAGCTATTCTTTTATTTCTGTCAGCTTCATCTAAAGTAAATGGATTTCGTCTAAAGCGTTTATTCTTAAAATTCTCTTTAAGAGCATTAAGCCCTGTGACTACTTTACTGTCACTGAAATTTGAAGCTTTTTCAACAGCCCTAGAAGCAGCACGACCTCCTTCATCAGCTTTAGTGTCTTCTAAAATTTGTAAAAGTTTTTCAAGATCAGCAGGCGTATCAGTCTCAGCAATCAAGAATTTTACATCATCAATAAGATTATCTATAGTGTCAACATCTCCAAGATCAACACTAATATCATCTAAGCTAAGACCACGATTTGGTCCAATTTCTTCAGGGAAGTTTGTCGTATCTCGCAGGGCTGCAGCTAAGCCTACCAGCTCATTAAGTTCAGGATCGTCTTCATTAAGAATACCTTCTCTAGACAGCCTGTCTAAAGTTCTTTCAATTTCAGAAGCATATCTAGCTCTTTCCTCTCCAGTCACTATCGCAAAGTGTCGCTTACCAAGACGACTTACTACCTTACCATATGCATCTCTTTCTCTAGCACCAGCTATCTTTCTAAGCGCACTGTCTATGTTTTGTTGCTGTAGCTCTGTCGGCAGTGAGCGTAATGCAGTTGAAACAGCCACTCCACCTTCTGCGGGAGTTCCCCATAAACTGTCAGTCTGTGGCTGTATGCTGCGTCCAGATATATTTAATTCTAGTCCTTCTCCAGCTAATAAATCTACGCCTTTGCTCTCACCATAAATAGCAGCTAAAGTGCTAGACTCTCTTCGTGTTTGTATACCTGTAGCTGTTTCAGGCTTTGTAACACCAAAAGATTCAAACGCTCTATCTATAGCAGCATTCATCTCATCTATCTCTGAGTCCTTAAGACCATAGTCGCTTCCAATCATGGCCCTATACAATGGGGTATTTCTCTTTAAAGAGCCATCATCATTCACTCCAACTAACATAGAATAAATCTCGTAAGCTCCCGGAGCATCATTAGGTGAGTTTTCTAAGACTCTATCAATTGCTCTAATATCTTCTAACGATTCAGGAGTACCCACAATTGCCATAGCGATAACTTCATCAGGAGTAAGATCTTGTCCGTTGTTAAGCTTATTTAATGCACTATCTGCATCTTTTACCAAGTTTCCAGTTATAACTTGATTTTTACCAGAAACCATCCTCTTATACAAAGCAGGCGGAGCAGCAGTGGTGCCAGCCCTTTCAGTAAAACCATATCGGACCCATGTTCCTGCTCCGGTACCACCAGTTCCACCTATTCTAATATTCTCAAATCCAGCACCCCTAAGGAAAGGCACAAGCCTCTCATTAACTACAGTATTAGCAAAATTACCACCTTTGAAATTAATCGGATCTCCAACTACTTCAAATTCATCAAACGTGTCAGGTACTGTGTTATTTACTCCTATCTCCGCTATATACGCAGATTTTTCTTCAAGGTCAAACTCCATTGCTAAGCTATTTTGCCTATAGTCCCTTCCTTCGCCGACCCCACGGGTTTGATAAATTATGGTTCCATCATTTTTTCGTAACTGCATGAGCAACTCTGTATCAAGAGCAATAGGATCATCTTTAAAATCGCTAACTACAACATCACCCTCCTCTGGATCAAAAACAACTTCGGCTACCACATCAAATACTTCTCCCGTATTAGTGTCTCTAACTTGACCAACCGCAACAGGAATAGCGCCAATAGAATCTTCAGTGGGGGTAACACCATAATCTGTGTTACCCATAGCATTATTAACCCACTTAGTAAAGTTTTGTTGAGCAACATCTACGTCGGGAATGTCATTTTGACCTTGAGGCACACCAAGAATTTCTTCAGCAAAAATATCAACATCTTCAGTGAAATCATATTGCCCTCTAGGCGCTACAACAATGCCTGTTCTCTCATAAATATCAAGCAATGCAGCGTCAGGTAGCTCAGACATAGCAACATAGGCGTTAAGGTCTCTTTGTTGCTTAAAGTCTAAAATTTTTCCATAAGACTCCCATGGCACAGTAGCGATTTCAGTTAAAGATTCAGGAAGGTCTGGGTTTTCTAACATGGTGTCCTGCACAGCAGTATCAACAGTATTTTTACCAGCGTACTCTCTGAAAAGTCGTTTATCTAACCTAGCCCTCAAACCATCTTTCTTATCTGCTGCTCTTTGTTTTACGCCTTGAACAAACGCTGACCTGCTACGTCTCGCTTCAGGTATGCCAATGCCTCTCATAAGATTTTCATCTCTTGGAGACATTGTAGGTGCCTCACGTGCATCTATTCCCATTTCTTCTACAATACCATTTTTGACTGTTCTTCCAAGCCTTCGTATAGAATCGTCAAACTTTTCAGCAAATTCTTGATCATCCATTAACATGGTAGCTCGCAACTCTCTAAGCGTGTTAATATGCCTAGGTAGCTGCAGGTCTTCCAAAGGAAGCCTTTCGCCGTCCGCTACAGTTTTATCCATTAAAAACTTCATGGCGGCTTCATCTAACTTGTTGATATCTCTTTCGTTTGAACCTATAGTTTTCTGTATAGAAGATTTAGCTGCTCGTAAATTTAATCCTACAGCACGTCTAGCAGAAGTTATTTTTTCTTTATTAATGGTGCCATCATCATTATAAAAAGCTGAAGGAATTAATTCAGGAATAGGGTCTCCAGACTTCTTCATCCTGCGCCCTCTTGACAAAGCGCTCCTAAGCGCCTCAAATCGTTCTTTCCGTACATTCGTAACTGGCTTTAGTGGTAGTGTGTCTACTGTATCAAAGCCTCTGCGTTCTCTTCTTCGTACAGCAGACCTTCCCTGATTTCCTAAATCAGCTCTATCAATTAATTTTTGAGCAAATTCACCTAATTGATCTTGTATTGTTTCAGCACTAAAAATAGCATTTTGAGAAGTGTCACTATTAGCCGTAAGCCTACCAGCTTCCAAATTGGCTAATTTGGATAACTCATCCCAAATATTGTTAATGGACCTTCTGTCACCCTTTTCCATAGCGTCATTAATTTGGTTTTTCAAACCAGCAAGAGTCGTTCGTGTGGTTAGCCCACTAAATAAATCTTGTTGACTCTTATTCAATCCGGAGATTGCTCGTCGCTGGGCAATTGTAGAGCCCAATCGGGTGCCTGCTCTAGATTCTGTCAAATCCAAAACCTTTTCAAGGCTTTCATTAAGGTTTTTTAATCTAGATGCAGCATTTTTGTAATTTTTTCTCTTAGCGTTTGATACACGAATACCTCTTACGATGGATTTTGCGGCTTCGGATGCCTTTCCTAAATTATTTACTACATTAGCGGGGAGCGAGTAGCCACAATTGGTACCGAGCCTATCTGTAAAAGTACCACCATAACGGGTTCCCGGAGGACACCTATAGCGTCCCAAATCACTGTCAAAAACAGCAGAGGCAGTTCCTCTAATGCCACGCATGGCTCCTCTTCCGGCGCCTCTTGTAAGCCTTCTGCCAAGTCGTGGGGCTTTAACCTCAAACTCCGCATTTTCTGCTGTGCTCACAAATCTAGCTGTTTTTTCATTAACGAGATTAAAGTAATCTCTAGCTAAGCGAATATCTTCTTTTCTTGTTTTTTGGCTATGGAAAAAAGGGATGCTTTTCGCATCACCCTCTACAATTTCATATATTGGGTCACTATCAATTCTTCTTGGCGCTGATCTAGAAAGGAAAGTATCATATACCCATTTTGGAACTAGCTTCGTTATGTTTCCAGAACGAACTTGAACTAATTCATTTTTAGAAGTATTGTCAGCAACAAATTTATTATTTTTTATCTCACCAAACTCTACAGAGAATTTGCCGTCAGAAGCTTCAATAAAGTCCATAAGGGGAGCAGTTCGGTCAGGGTTTCTAGATTTTTGAGCTTTAGCTATAGAGGCGTTAAATACCCTGTTTGTTCTGTCTCTAACACCTTGATCTAGTTCACCGCCTACACGACTAACTTTAACTATACCTTCATCTTCTATGTTTATATAATTGTCTCTAAGTCCTGTGCCAAATGTTCCTAAAGAACCTGCGCCAAGAAAACCATTATTGTCTTCGTACAAAGTTATCAAAGAACCGTCAACCATGTCATCAAATTCATCAAGTTTTCCAAGGTCCTCAAAAGAAACTAATGGCTCTAAGATAACTCCGTCTCTTCTAACAAATCTTGTTGGGACGGTCTCACCATTAGCTATCCGAGCTAAAATAAGATCTACAGATGTTTGTCTTCTTGTCGGATTTGTTTTTTTCGGAGCAAAAGGAATCTGTGCCGCACGAATAACAGCATAAGGATTAGAATTGTTTTTGAGGTCACCAATGCTGCGCACAAGACTTGCATCTCGTGCTAACCGAGCTAATGCCCTCTCAATCCCAGCAGAAAAAGCACCCGGACCAAAACTAGGTATACCTAAAATTTGAGCGCCGCAAGTGCTGTAAAACTTGTTTGTAAATGTTCCACCTTTTTGGAATCCCGGAGGACACCTAAATTTATTTCTTGCACCTCTACCTGCACCACGAACAACTCTTCTAAGTCCACGACCTACACCACGACCTCCGCCGGGCGTTAAGGTTTCATAAATCTGTGATCGCACAGGACTTCTAAAAGCAGATATGTCTCCGGGTAATAAAATACTACCAACAGCTTGTAATGCTTGACCAGAAGCACTACTACTTCCTACAATACCAACTCTTTTAAGTTGAATTTCTTCTTTTCTTTCAGAAATGTCTTCAAGCCTATCCATAAACATAGAAGCTTTATAGTCTATAACGTTCTGCCTTCTATTTATTGGCTGAACCATTAAACCATTACAAACACGTGACTGAGAAACTACATCTTTAAAGCTGTACTCATAATCATAAAATTCGGATTCTCCTAAATCTTTACGGCCTCTTCTTTTTCGTTTCTTAGGCTTTTTAAGATATCGTCTAGCCCTGCCCACTATAGGACCTAACTTTCCGCCTTCATGATGGTTTCCTTCATTTGGCCACAACCCAGTTGTCTCATGATGTAGCCAAGCGCATATTCTCTCTAGAGGGTAAAGCTCTGGATGGTTAGCTAATATAACTAAACATCGCCTAAATCCGCCGGGCTTTCTCATGATTGGGCGCCAATATTTAATCAACCTTTCAAGGTTGCCTCGTCGTGGTCCACGTCCACGCAAAATATCGCCAGTAATACGCTCTTGAGGTAAGTCAAGTAAAGCGTCTTGCGGACCTTTAACTTCGGAGTCCCAGTCAATACTCATGCTACTCCTCGCTATTTTCTTCACTTACGGAAATGAATTCGTATACTTTTCGCTCACTACCACTTTCGTCAACCAAAAGATCGTAAGAGACGTCTCCTAAAATAGTCTTTGAACCGATATTATACAGAGCTTGGTTTGCCAAGCGTATTCTTTCCCATGCCGTGTTAGGCGTCATTTAACCCTCCTAAAGGTTATCAGGAAAGTCCGTCAAATTCTTCTTTTAGACTTTCAAACTCTTTTAAAGCTTCATTAATATCTATACCAAGATCCTCTAAGCCTTTTTCTTCTTCCATCATTTGTTCAGCTTCTGGCTCTTCTGGCTTTGCGCCTTGCTCGCCTGAACCTACCATCCAATCTTCAGGAATAAGATTTTCTAAACTTAGCTCTTCAGCACGTTTCATGATATGAGCTTTGGCCGCTTCTTTATCGGCAGCACGTCCGTATGCTTGTATAGCGTTTCGCAAATCAGCTTCATCAGCTATTGGGAATGACCCATCAGGGAGGGCATCCCCATTTTCAGCCATTTCTTCTCTTTGCTCTCTACTGTACATTCTCTTCAGCTCTAGCTCTGCTTCTAATGCTTTTATTTCATCTTCATCTGAAAGTGGCAGTTCTACTTCGTATTCATCATACCCTAGTACTTTTCCACCCATGTCAACGAAAACATCAAAGCTTTTTTGATCAGCTGTTTCAAGTTGAACTACATAGACATCTTCATTGTTAAATATGTCTGGGGATACACTATAAGCTTCTCCACCTATTGCCTTCACAGCAGCATATTCTGCATCTGACTGTGATATTATATCTATAGGGGCAGCTTGTTTTTCTTCTAAGAGCTGCTCGTCAATCTTCAACCAGCCTAGCTCTTCGCCTTCTCCAGACATAAATATTTCAATTGCAGAACCATCTGCACGCTTGACATCAAGAACAAATATATCATCAGCGCTTGAGTATCCAGACCCTACAACCTCAGAACCTTGATACGCTGACTTAACCATTGATTCAATATCAGCTAAACCGGGCAGGTCACCTTCTGGCGCACATCCACCTCTACAGAAATCACATGGCTGCATCACAGATTTTCTTTGGAAGCCGCACAAGAAGTCTTCACTTTTGCCCATTCTTTCCATTCCTTCTGCTTCGCCTTGTCCTGTAAGCTTTGCATATTCTTCAGGGCTTTCACACGGTAAGAATTTACCATCCGCTTCATGTGCGCCTGAACATCCTAAAGCTGTTGCCGCTTCTGCTGCATCTTCAGCCGAATCAAAGAATTTTTCTTTGTATTCCATATTTCTTTTAAGAGGGTTACGTCTGCGATATCGCATGCCATAACCTTTTTCAGAATCTTCATCATAAATCTGAACCAATTCAAAAGCTTCTTTAGCGTCTTCATCTAACTCGCCATATTCTTTCAAATTTAGATACTCTCCAGTGTGACACTTATCATCAAAGTCAGCTTTAGACAAGAAAACAGAAGGAACATCAGGATTTTCATCCTCGTCTTCGTCAGCTTCCCGTGTAAGATTTTCAAGAATTCTAGAAGCTTTTTCTGCCATTTCAACGGTATCTTCTTTCTTCTTCTCATCTTCTTCATCGTCGTCATCATCCATGGAACCATAGGCTTTTCCTGACGTAATGCTTTCCCACTCATCATGAGTAGCACACGGCATAAACTTGCCATTAGCTTCATGAGTTCCTTCGCAGCCTAAAGCTGTGGCTCGTTCAACAGCTTCTTCTACTGTATCAAACATATCTTCCATGCCATCTTCGTCTTTATCATCACGATCATGCATAGATCCATAGCCTTTTTCTTCAGCTGCATCACCTTCAACACTTTTCTCTTCTGCATCTTCTTCAGATTCTTCAGCTTCTTCAGCTTCTTCAGATTCTTCAGCTTCTTCAGCTTCTTCTTCTGATTTTACTTCAGTGTTTTGTAGTTGAGCATGAAGCTTCTCCAGCTCCGCTAATTGGTCTTCTTCCGATTTCTCTTCAGCTTCTTCAGCCGCTTCTTCAGCTTCTTCAGCTTCCTCTTCAGCCGCTTCTTCAGCTTCTTCAGCTTCCTCTTCAGCAACCTCTTCGGCTTCTTCTTCTGATTTCTTTTCAGTGCTTTCTAGTTGAGCATGAAGCTTTTCTAACTCCGCTAATTGCTCTTCTAGTTCGTTGTTTTCCATTGTTTTCTCCTAAAAGTTCCTTAACTTAGTCTAGTTAATATTAGCTTCTGTGTCAAGATGGTCTTGTTCAAATCTGCTAGAAACCTTTGGCTCAAAAGACAGACCAGCTATAGAAAAGGCAACCTTTTCTAAGAGATCATCATGTTCGTAATCTTTCGCAAACAGAAGATCAATTCCATCTTCTGTTCTTACTGGAAGAACTGGTAAAGTTTTAACTTTATCCAAAACTTCAAACGCTTCAGCTTCACCGCATTTGAGATTTACAACAAACCCTGAAGTTGCTTTTTCAGAAGCAATTACTACCTCAACTTGTTCTTCTCTCATTTTAACCATGAAATCTTCAACCATGGATATTAAAGCTAGTGTAGCTTCACGTTCTTTTCCTGCGCCTGTAAGCGGAATCATAGCATTATATGCCATAAGAAGCAGGGCCATTGGGTCTCTTTGGACAGCGCTTGATGGGCCTTTCCTATATTTACCTCCGCCTTTTGTTTCTGTATCACAGGAACAAGGCTCTGCGTCTTTCTTGACGACGCTTTCGTCTTCTGTAACATTTGCACTTGAAACATAATCATTAAATTCGCTTATGTTTGCGTTATTGTCAAATGCTTTAAGGGATTCTAAATATGTCTCTCTGTCTTTGCATGGGAAGAATCTGCCACCTTCAGAGTGGAATCCTTCGCACCCTAGTGTCATTGCCCAAGATAAAGCTGTATCTTCTCCAGAAAAACCTTCTGGGTCAATTGGCTCTCCATTCTCTTCTTCTCCGTCACGCATGAGAACACCATGCATTCCTTCTGCTTTTAATGCTGTCATTGGCTTCCTTTCCATCCTTTCAGCCTCTCCTCCACTTTGTGGAAGCGTTTCAGACACTCCTCCGTCAAGAGGAACATATGTTGTCATTGGTTTTACTCTGGTTGGAGCGCCAACCATAAAGCGATTTCCTTCACGATGAAAGCCAGCTTGCCAAACCATTCCCGGCGCAGATTCAAAAACTACTGTGTTTTCATCCATGTTTACTATTTCAATCGGACGATTAAGAGCCTGAGAAAGGGCTGTCCTTAAAACAGAACGTGCATCTGAAGGGTCAGCGTTTTGTGTTTGGCGCAATCCCCCTTTTTCTTCAGCGTCTTTAACAGAAATAGTGCCTGTTAATTGATTGGCTCCATGTAAAACTGGAGAAACTTCATAAAGCTCTACTTCTTTTAGCATGTTTGCTTGGATTTCGTTATTAAAATCAGCTACTAAAGTTTTATAACCAATTGACCATTCTTGCTCATTTCCATAAAAAGCAACGTTGGCAAATGCTTCACGCCCTCTTTCAGTATTCAAATTAAATTGAACCTTTGCAAAAAGACCACCAACCTTTGCCTGTTTCATTTTTTCTGGCAACCTTGGGTCGCTTTTAGGCACTTCGTAGATGTCAATGACTTTGCCTATGGGTTGATTCCAATCATGACCCCAAACCACACGAGGCTTTCTTCTTTTTAGAGACGAATTGAATGCTCCGGGCATTACTATATCTCCGACTGAATCCTTATTTCCTATTGCAGATACAAAGCATTCTACAATGCCTTGTGCCTTATCTACCCCAATTTGACCTGAAATAGCCTTAAAAGCAACGTCGTCATCGCTTGAAAGTTCAGGGGTAACCACTGAATCTATAGTTAAAGTTGTCATAACACCTCAATTTTATGTTCCGAACACTTATATAGTACAGCAATCTAGACTATGACGCAAGCACACTTTATATAAATTGTTTTTAAATACTTTATATAAACTATCTACTAAATTTAAGGAAACACCTACAATTAATTGTAAGGGAAGGAGGCGCTAATGGGTCTCTAGGAAACCTTATTGGTATTGTATTGACTATAAAAGGATCAGATATTGATACATTATCGCCTCTCAAAATTCTATGAGTTTCTCTAACCTTGCCATCCGCCATCGTTATCCACGTTTTTTTAATACTAGGATCATTTAACGCAGAGTCATACAAGCCCATATTATAAGATCCCAATGTTCCTGAATCTAGAATCATTCGTCGTCTGTCCCCTCTAAGAGCTTTAAATATTCCTTTAATCAGAGAGTAAGCAAGCATTATCTTAAAAACAACATCTATATCTTCGTCTTCTCCTCTAATGTCAGCCGACTGCGCTAAAGCATTAACTATATACTTTTGAGTAGTTGAATTAAAGGAATTAACAGTAGACACTTGCTGAGACATGGCCGCATTTGCAATGTCTTCTTGAACTTGGCCTCCGTATCCTTCAGAAATGTTGTCGGATATTCCTTTTTCATAAGACTTTTGCATTTCTGCAACTAAGGGCTCAGAAGCAGTGGTTAGCTCTGCCATTGAAACAACAGAAGCAAAGTCAGCTTGAGGCCCCAAACCTAATAAGGCTTTTGTGCTTTCCTCTTGTAACGAGTCTAACGCTAGTTTTTCCTGAAAATCTATAACGTCATCTAATGTTTTTTTGAAAGAATTTTCTAAAGAGGATACTGAGTTTTCAACTTTAGTTTCCCAAGTCTCGCCTAAAAAATCGGATTTGGTTGAAAAGGGAGGCTCTTCTCACCCTCCTCTTCTTCCTCTGGCTCTAAGTCATCAAGTTCAGAAGGAACCTGAGATGCAGGCAATTCTATGTCTTCTGCACCTTCAACTGTGCCTAAAGGAACAAAAGCGCCTTGTTCCGGACTAAATTCCGCAGCTACTGTCTGAGCTGCATCAGTTCCTTGCCCTGATAGTGGAACTCCAGCTTGAACTCCGCCTTGTGGTATCGGCTCTAAACCAGCAGGAATTTGACCTTCAGGTTGTCCTTCTGCTCCTGCAGGTGGCTGTCCTCCTGCCATCTGCGCACCAATCTGAGCTGCTCCACCAGCCATTCCGGGCACTGCTCCAGCGGCTGCTTGCGCATTTGGATCTTCCATAGGCTTCTCAGTGTTGGCAATAGGCGTAAGATTTGGGTTAGATAATAATGAATCCGCAATATCAGAAACAACTTTCTTTCTGCCAGTCCTACTTCTATATTCATTTACGCTTATTAATCCTTGCTGGAATTCTTGTAAATGAAACTGGCTCTGCTCTTGCTGAGATAGGATTAGGATAGGCACACCAGTTGTATCAAAATCTACAAAATATTCGTCGCTAATCGGATCAAAAGATCTTGCAATTAAATCAAGGTGTGGCTCCATTGTCTCCATCCAGAAGACCTTACCTTCCTCCATGGCGTTAGAAAATGTTCTATTTGCAGAGTTACCAATAATTGACTCTGGTACACCAAAGGCTGCTAGTATTTCTTCTTTATTAAGAGTGCGCATCTGTATGTATGCAGCATCTCTTGGATTTGCTGCGGTGTCAACAAAGTCAGCACCATCATCCGAGGCTATAACACCAACAGCTCCAGCTCTTGATATGTTGCCCTGAAAACGTGACCTTAGTTCGTCCTTATCTTCATCACTTATTTCACTCCTAACAACCAAAAGTCCGCCCGGCCTTCCGTCATTTACTAAGAAGTTTCTATTATAAACCTTCGCTAGGTTCTCTACCTCTATGGCTACACCAGCGGCCTGCATTGGGGTCATAGAAAGATAGGGATCAAGTGGATGTGGTCGCCTTATCCAAATAACGTTATCCGGCTTTATGATTCTCTTATCGCCCTGAGGAAGTTTAACTTCATACCCTGAAACAAACTTTGATACATGGGGTATCGGAGCAGTGTCTTGTGGGGGAAGCAGATGCAGCGCCATTGGGTCACCAAGCCTATCTCTAACTACCTCTATAAAGACTCCACGTGAGCTCATTAAGAGCTGAGCAGACAACCTGTATCTAAAAGCAAAGGCATTCTCTCCAATGTTTGAAGTATTATTAAATACTTCTAATACGCTGTCATTTGTTACAACCTCTCCAAATGGATTATTATCCCTTCTAAAAATCATCGGCAGTTTTGCTTGGTTAGAAGCAATCACATCAATACATCTAAACACCCAAGTTATTTTAGCTACCCCATCTTGGTATGCTTTGGTTATATCCCAACCATCATGATAGCCTGTTTTGGGTTGCAGGCTAGGACTATAGGCTATGGGTGCGCCTACTGAAATAGCTGCTTTTTTCTGCAACCCAGTTAAGTTTTCAAAAGATTTATTAGTTGTTGGGTTCCACGCCATTATTCAGCCCCTAAAATGTAGCCATACCAGACAGCTAGTAGTCCACCGCTTGCAATTCCAGCCCCTATATGCACTATACTAATACCAAGGGCTAATGTTATTATACCCCCACATATTAGCAAATGGGCGGCGTTAGAGCGATTTAAGTATTTTGATAAAAATTTCATTATAATAATAGTGTATCAATAATTTGTCAAGGAGACAACTAAAAAATGGCGTTAGAGGAAGCAAACTGGGAATCCATACATCAATGGCTTCAACCAAAAAGTTCAGATTACTGGGTAGAAGAGCCTTCTCTTACTCAGAAAGTCTTTTTAAAAACTACAGCACAAGAGGTTTTGTTCGGAGGAGCTGCTGGCGGAGGTAAAAGCTCTGCGCTGCTTATGGCCGCATTGCAATATGTAGATGTTCCTAACTATTCCGCTATTCTTTTCCGTAGAACCTATGCTGACTTAGCGCTTCCCGGCGCTCTTATGGATAGGTTTAGAGAATGGATATCTAATTACGATGATATTCATTGGAACGCAAACCAATACACTGCTACTTTCCCTAGTGGAGCCAGAATTACATTTGGATACTTAAATAATAGTCAAGATTACCTAAGGTATAAAGGTTCTGAATTTCAATTTATCGGCATGGACGAAGTTACAGAAATACGAGAAGCTGACTACAGGTATCTTTTCTCTCGTCTTCGTAGACCTTCTACTGGGCCATTATCACAAGTTCCTTTAAGAATGCGGGCAGCTACTAACCCTGCTCCCAACTGGGTAAGACAAAGATTTTTAGTAGAAGGCACGGACAAAGGTAGAATATTCGTACCCTCAAAACTTACAGACAATCCGGGCATAGACCCAGAATCATACAGAGCGGTTCTTGCAGAGCTAGACCCAGTTGAAAGAAAGCGACTAGAATTTGGAGACTGGTGGGCAACGACTTTAGGATCAATGTTTGATAGAACTCAATTTGAAATACTTGAGCCAGCAGAAATACCAGATTTTACTAAAGATACAGAGATAGTTAGATTTTGGGATTTAGCAGGAACAGAGCCAAGCCCCTCTTATCCCGATCCTGACTGGACAGTGGGCTGCCTAGGGGCCATGCATGAAGGCGTATTCTATGTTCTAGATGTTAGGCGCATACGAGCAAAAGGAGATAAAGTAGAAAAGTTTATAAGAGAAACCGCTGAAGAAGATGGCCCCGAAATATCAATTCAAATGGAGCAAGAACCCGGCTCTGCAGGTAAAAACTTAATTGATCAATACGCACGTTATGTTTTGTCAGGCTACGCTTTTGCAGGACAACGAGCAACGGGTGACAAGGAAACCAGAGCTAAACCGATGTCAGCTGCAGTAGCTAACGGTAACGTAAGATTGCTTCGTGGCAACTGGAATACTGACTACATTGACGAAATGTCTGCTTTTCCAGAGGCTCACGTACACGATGACCAAGTTGATGCTTCTGTACACGCTTTCAATCTATGCGCTGGTTTAGGTATGGGGCTTAAAAAGAAGCTTGAAATTATAGTTTAGGTGACGTCAAGAGCATCCATAAATATTTTTTGAGCATCATAAAGGCGTTGCTTGTATTCAACCCTATCTGGGTCAATTCGGTCTTTCGCCGCTTCTATTGATGCAAGAGCGGCAACTGCTACATCAAATTTAAATGTAACCGTAATGTCTTCGTTATTATCCATGCCATTCTCTATCTAAAATATATATCTGATTAACACCGTTATCTAAATGCTCTGCCAAATCAAGAATTTCTTCTGGTAGTAGCCTAATGCATCCCCAAGAGTCTGGGTACTGCTCATAAACTGAGTCGTAATGATTAGTGCCGTGAATCAAGATGCCCCTAACAACTGAATTAGAGTTTCTATCTTCTTGGGAATACATGCGCAAAATAACTGTGGTTAGCTCTCTAGTTAACTGCCACCTTTGGTCCTTAGGTAAGCTTTGATCAACAGTGGCATAACGACCAAAACAACTTGTAGTCGTCCATTGTGCACCTATCTCGTCCATGTCGCATACAGTTGCTTCTGCACCTATGGTCGTCATATAACCTACAGGGGTTCGGTGTGAGTTAATAGTATTCCCTAACCGAACTATCTCTCCTGCAGCATTTGATGAACCATGCCCTGTTGATACACGGTATTGTCTCCGCACTGAGCCATCCACAACGTGCCACATAAACTGTGTTTCGGGATCAACTATAAGAACAGAACTAAACAATTTTCCAGATATCTCTGTAAGTTCAGAAATCCCTGTCTGAACTGGCTCTGGCAAACTATTGCTTGTTAGTGGAGTAAAGAAAAGTGATGTTGAACCAACGGCTAATGCAACTAATATTTTAAAAAGATACCACGCTATGTAATGCATTAGAATAAAGTTTCTTCTTGCTGAACTTTGCCGCTTTTAATTTGTTTCTCCCTATCAATACATGCAGAATGTGCCCAAGCTTCTGGCGGGGTCATAAAGGCCAAAGAATTAATCCCACCTTGAGGCCTAACTTGCGACCACCCAGAAACTTTTCTGTAAACTCCTATTTCTCCTACGTTAACAGTATCTCCGCAGAAAAAACATTTTGCAGTTGCTCGCATTTAATCCTCCGCTAATATCTTATAAGCTGTAAGTTTGTCCCTGTGCACTAAATTATCTATCTCAAACGATTGCTGAATTGCATCAAGTTCGTCTACGTTTCTATGAAAATCATAAAACTCACAAATTGCATTAAACAATGACCATTTAGTGTCTCCAAAAGTTCCTGAGTTTATTTTTGATTGATAAAGTTGCTTAACTCTATCATGCACAAATTCAGTATACTCTCTTTTCTTTTTTGTGTTAGCTTTAGAAAAACTCCAAATTTTTCTAAGATATTCATTAACTTGATAATCTCTCAGTTCCACTGAAAGCGATTCTATACTATTTGATATTTGCTTAGTCCAAACATCTCGCATCATTAAAACTTCAGATGCTTCTTCTAGCCTATCCGTTGCATTAGGCGTATGTCTTTTTCTTAAAGAAAAAAAAGCATAATCTTTATCAGACGAAACTCTATAAATTGTTGAGTTGATTCGCCTGCTGTCAAGATTGTAATAGCAAATGGGTATTGATCCATCGTGAGAAGTCATAATAACTATGTAATTGTCAATTATGTCAGTCGTAGACATATCCGGACTTAAGGTAAGTTGGGTGGTCCTCACACTCGCAAAAAACTTTCTTCCTCCGTCTAAGGTCCCTACGCTTTCTAAAACTGCGTTGCCAGATGATTTATTAACAATAGCTATAGCCTTATCAATTATCACCTCATTGGGCACAACTTGATACCTTCCTTTTACAACTTCCCAATTCCATAACTCTAAGGTTATGGGGTCTAATCTACCTGTCACATATCTATCTTCTACCGTTACAAACTTTCCAGTAGTTAAATCTTCTACTTGGACAGGGCTAAGTATTACTTCATAATCTGCGTCAGCTTTTTTGAGCATATCTTCTTTTGATAAAGTCTCATTCACAGCCTGCCCTATCTTGTGCCAAGTAGGCGGTTTATACACTTGAGCCGCCTCTGTTTGCTAAACTCTTTAATGCTACGCTTTCTAACGTAACTCCAAGTTCCCAAGAGGTCAAAGATATATACCACAATAAGTCACTAAGTTTTGACAGCATAATGTCTCTTGATTCACCTTCTGACAAATCTGTTTTAGTTCTTGAAGCGTCTAACATAAACTTTTCTAAAGCGTCAGAAGCATCTTGAATTGATACTACGTTAGCCATCAATTCTCTTTCAAATTGAGAACTAGATCTAGAGCTTGATCCTCTAACCGCAGCTTGATATGCGTTTACTTCCATTCCCATATTACACCGTTTCCGAATGCCCTGTTGGGCGCTCTATTCTTATGTCTTCACCACTGGCAGATTCAATAGGAACCCATGCTGGTGAATACGTATGTTGTTTTATCTTTCTCATTTTAACTAATGAACCATCTAATAAAATTTGAAATTCTTCTAATGTCATTCCTAGTTTTTTACGCAACTCATTAACTCCATATTTTCCAGACTGATATATGCGCTGTATCACCCTAGATAAATATTTAGCTACTACAATTCCTCTGTACCTATTGATGTCAACATGTAACATCATCGCTTCCACCTTATCAACCTCAACCACAACAACTGGAACATCTTTTATCTTAAGCTCGTTAGCTATAATCCAACGATGATAACCATCAATTATAGTTCCGTCTTTGAGTATAACAAGAGGACTTAGTAAACCATACTTTTGAATTGAGCTTGTTAACTGTTTATAATCAGGCTTAACCAAATAACAAACGCTTTCCCAATCCGATGGTTTCAAGTCTTTAGTTTTTACTGTCTGCATATCTATCTCCTATCATCATATTTATCAAGTGAATCTGCATCTGCCATCATTTGCTCTTCTTGCTGTTCCAATGCAGCCATTCTCATGGAATGTGCCCTTGTCCTTGGGCCAACAGGTGAAGGGGAGTCTCCATGAAAATTGTTTAGTATGAGGGTGCGCAATAAGTGATCTATTGGATAGCTAAAAGCATCAGACACATGTTTTTTCTTATATTCATGTGTGTAAGCTAACGCATCTCTTTTCATACCTTCTGTTAACATGGAATCTTCAATGCACAGCTTAACGCCATCCCAACTCATTCTAGCATATAACTTTATGAGCTTTTCTATGTTGAATTCAGACCACAATCTTTTTTGCGCATCTATGTCAGGAAAAACGTCATACAAAGCATCATAAAATTCAGGCTCTGTCCTTATTACGTCTTCCAATCTTCTTGCAGCAACTGAGTGTAAGGGTATTCCAACTCTTTGATTTGACCCGCTCATAGCCGCATAGTCGTAGTATTCACAATAAGATGCATTATGTTCTTCAGTTATAAACTTAAGGGCATCATCTGCAGTCCAATCATAAATTATTTTTGCAAACTTTAAAGGCATCTTTTTAGGCAAACCATAAGGATGGTTGATATAGTTTTCATGTAGCTTTTGTACAACCGTTCTATATCTAATCATAGACTCATTAGCTCTAATTCCTGTTATAAATGCAACCTTTCCTTGCTTTCCTTGCATCGTGTAGTTGTCAATACCTAAAGGTATTTCTTCTTTGCTTGATAAACCAAAATGTTCAGCCCTTATGCAGTTTTCAGGGTAAGGCCGGAATAATCTACCCTCTGCCTCACGATTCCCAGACCATAACATGATGTACTCTCTTCTTCCAAGCACCCATTTTTCTTGAGCTTGCGGCAAGCAATACCACTCCATATCTACCCAGTCATAATTACTAACTTCTGTAACATAACTTTCTACAGCAGGCGATAAAAACTCTTCATCTCTAAAAATAACTTTAACTGGTCCTAGGTTTCTCTCTTCATGAATTTCTTTAGCTAAAAACAAACATGCAGTAGAGTCTTTACCGCCAGAAAATTGAACACACACAGTATCAAAGGTGTCATAGACGTGGCGTATCCTCTGCCGAGCAGCATCAACACAATTTATGTCAAGAAACATTCTACGTCTTGTCATGCTACTCCTCTATGTAGTTATCTATGAAGCTTATCAATCTTTCTGATGTAGTCTCTCCCGCAAAAGAAGGATGACTCTTAAGCCATCTCAAAAATGAATACCATTTAGCCTGCTCTTCTGCATTTGAAAAGACTAAGGTAAATTGTATCGCAGCAGAAGAACCTCCTTCAACTTTCGTAGAAGTACTGCCTTGTGTAACGATGGTCTCCGTAGGAACTGATGGAGATATAGATGTTGGCGTTGGCGAAATAATCGCAGCCGTTCCCTCGCCATCATCTGACATAACTGGAACACTACTAACAACTATTTGTGGTGCACTCCAAGTGCCTGAATCAGTTTCTATTGGAGTTTCCGATAAGATTATTTTATTTTCCATAGCAGCAATAGCAAAGTCATCCCATCCTATAGCATCAAATAAATCATCTTGTATGAATTCGGATTGAGTAACATCAGATATGAGATCAAACAACAGTTCTCCATCATTGCTACCTAACTCAGATATTTTATTATCAGCTAAAGCAAAAGCTAAAGCTTCTTTTTCTGAAAGACTAACAACAGCCACAGCTATTTCTTGCCAGCCAAGTTCTTTGGCTGCTCGCAACTGATGGTTTCCAGCAATTACAGTAAATGTACCGTCTTCATCTTCTACCGCAACTATGGGCTTAAGCTGTCCGAACTGGCTGTATGATGCTTTTATTGCGGCGATATCACCTTTTCTTGGATTCTTTTCTAACGGTTTCAAAAGTTCTACCGATGTAGCAAGCTCTATAATTGAATCATCTATATTATGTATCATTAAAATTGCACCTGTGCCCTTACGTTCGCTGCGAGGGTTCTTAAAGCATCACAAGCTGTTCTTAAAGAGTTTAATTTCTCTCTTTTTGACTTAACCAACGCTTCAGCAACTAAAGCTTCGTAGTGTAATTCACTGGTTTTGTACCCAGCCCAACTTTCTTTCTGCTTTACTGCTCCTTCAGCCGCTAAAAATTCTTTAAACCACTCTTTCTTATACTGTGCTTCTTTTTTAGCATGGTCAGTGGCAAGCAGCTCAAAGGCTTCTGTTTCTTTTTCCATATCTTCAGTTATGCGAACTATTTCAGATTCTACATGAGAAGCACTAATTGGCTTACTCCTATTGTATCGTCTATTAAATCCATCTTCTTCCATAATACTATTCTATAAAAACCCTAGCTAAAAAGCAAATTTATGCTATTCTACACTAGGCAATTTACTCCAATCAATCTTATCTAAGGCTGACATACAATCAGCGTTCCAATTATATTCAGAAAGCCCAAACCTTGCTAACATCATTTCTCTTAAAACCCAAGCGTCGCATTCATCGTCTGCGCCTGAGCCAGACCACACAATTCCAGTTTTTGCAGAAATATTAGAAACTACTTCTGCTTTATTAGCGTTACCTTTACCCGTGGCAAACTTAGCTCTATTTGTCGGAGGTATCTCTACATATGGAATACCCGCTTGATAAAGCTGCAGCCGTATAACTCCACCGAGTTCACCTTGCGCATGAGCATGGCTAGACCTTTTAGCAAATGCGTACCCTTCTAAAGCCACTATAGGGCTTTGTACCGAAAGGAGAAGCTTTAAGACTTGGACACAAATATCATCTAGCCTTCCTACTTCTTTTAGTTTGGATTGGATCGTTCCTGTGCCTTCATGCGTCGCCCATCCAGTGGATGTCAAGCTTAAATCAAATGCAACGAAAGATTCTTTATCAAACATTATATCTCTCCTCATATTCATCAGAAAATATAAAATATTCTGGTACAGCAGGAATGCCCCTAGACCATGAATCTCTTACACGCTTGGCTTCAGCTATGTACTCATCTTTGTACATAGATCCACTTAAATGCAAACCTAACAACGAACTATTAAAAGGATTTTCAGTTATAAACATATGACAATCTCTGCATACATTTAGCAATATTTTTTCATCTAAAATGTCTCCACCCTGTGACCTATTTACAATCTCATGTAC